AGCAGAATCGTCGGATGCCGGGCGGCCCTTCCGGGCAGTCGGCGCGGACGATACAGCGAATCGAACAACGCCTGCACCTCCATGCGCGGGCTTTCCAGCACGCTCATGGGTTATGCCCCCGTGTAGTGCGTTCGCCCTAATTGGGCAAACATAGCACGCAATCGGCGGCGCGGAGTGTGGGCGGGAATCCATTCCTGGAATCCGTTCGGCAGCTTGCGGTTCTGCCTCTGAGAGCCAAGCGGGCTCAGAGGGGCTTGCGGTCCCGTTTCACGATTGCTGGCCGCTGCGGTTACGAACCGCTGCGTTCAGCGTGGGTCTGAATATACCGCGCGTCCCGTTTTTGTCAACGGGCCGGGCCGTCAAGAAACGAAAAAACCGCCGGGAGGTCGTAACCGGAACCCGGCCGCAAGACACGGATTCCGGTGCCGGCGTTACCGCTACGGCCCTCACCAGCGGGCTACCCAATGGGTATGGGTAGAGTGCCCGGGAGGGCATTTGAATCGCCCGGGCGGGTGGTGGGGGCGTGCTGGCACGCGGGAAAAGATTTTTTTCCGGCGGGGGAATTGCCTGCCAGAAAACCGCGCGGGAGAATGGCCGGCCAAGAGAAAGGGGGTGCGGTATGCGAAAGACCGTCGCTAGCCTGTTCATGTTCCTTTCGATTGGGTCGTCGGCGTTCCTGTTCTGTGTCGGCGTGCTTGCGTGCGCCGTGTCGGGAGGACTCGCCGCCCTGCTGATTGGGCTGGCGGCGTGCTCCGGTCTGGCGTCGGTGATGTTCGGCCTCTTGGAAAGCAGCCGGCAACAAGAGTGGCTGCTGGAAGATGTGCGAGACCGGCTCGACGCCCTCTTGGCCCGGCAACCGCACCACCGCTGACCCTACCGGCCGTCCGCCCCGGCCGCAAGCCACTCGGCGCAGTCGCCGGACAGGAGCAGCTTGACCAGCCGGCTGTAGCCGCGGCAGCCGAAGCAGTGCCGCCGGCAGCCACGCCGCCCATCCCACTCGGCGCAGCGGTAGCGGCAGTGGTCGAGCCGTGCCACCACGGCCTGCCAGGCGGCCGTGTCTTCGTCGTCGTCGCCCCACTCGCGGGCCAGCGAGAGCGAAGTCAAGAGCGACTCGGCCAGCGTCGGCTGGCCCGGGGCCGCCGGGCAGTTCCGCCGCGGCGGTTTGTCAGATTGCCGCGGATAGGTGTAATCGCACGCGGGACAGTGCCAGCGGCCGGAGGTGATGGCGAATGTGCAATCGCTCATGCGGGCGTAATCGTCACCGTGCAGGTCGCCGCAGAGAAGTCGCAGTAGTCCTGCCCCACCGGCTCCTCTTGGTCTGCGAACGGCAGGTCGGTGCCGTCAATGTCTTCGCAGTTCGGCTTGTCAGCACCAAGGTCAACCTCAAAGTATGCATCGGCACCGAGACCGGAACATGTCACCTTGGCCCAGTAGTGATCGTCCTCGCGCTTCCGTAACTCGAATACGACGCCGTACCCCTGCCCAGCGCAGACCCATGTATAGGTCGCATCGCACAGTGGCGCGGGCGCGTTCGGTGTCAGTGTGGCGACAAAGGTATCGTTGAACGTGTCGCAGCAGTCAATGCCGCCGAGCGCCGTAAGACAGCCGGGGAAGCCATCGTTGTCAACGCAGATGGCGCCAGCTATCTCGATAGTCACGTCGTAGCCGCCGAGCGAAAACCCGCGGCAACACAACGGCTCATCGCAGCATGGATTGTGGCCCGGCATGATGAAAACACCTCACGCGGGGCAGGCGGCCTGAATCGCAATCCATTCCTCGGCGTCTTCGTCCCATGCGGCGAAAACCAGCCCGCCCGAGTCAATGTCCCAATCCAGGTCGTTCTGAACCGTCAGGTTTTCGCCCGGGTCTTGGTCGCAAATCAGCCCGCCGATAGGCTGCATGACCTTCAGGCTGGCTGAGGTAATCTCGAAGGTCGCGTCGGTGCTCTGCACGGCCGCACTAGTCACGCCGCGGACCATGAGGGCGTGCGGCTGGAGGGTGAGGATTTCCCATGCGTCGTGGTCGTGCGGCTTCCACGCCAGCCCGCGGCTGCCCTGCGCGTGGCTGCCGGTGTACTTGTCCTTCTTGCGGCCGCGATGGACGCCCAGCGGGTCATGGACGGTGAATTGGTCGTCGTCGCTGGTGGAGAGCGTGTAGTCGCGGTCGTCGCCCTTGAGCCACCGGGCTCTGGCGGAGCCGCCCGGCGCCAGGTCTTCGACCAGCTCGAACCGCCGCAACTCGAACGGCACGATGTCGGCCGGCACGTCGGGCGCGTAGCCAAAATCTTCCGACTGCGCGTTGACCCACTCGGCAGACTCCCGCAGCATCCGGGCCGTTCGCGGGCGGAGGTAGTACACAGTGCGGCCCTCATGCGCTGACGGTGAGGGTGCGGCCGTAGCCGAGGTCGAGCGACACGTCGGCCAACGCGCACGACTTGAAAATCAGGCCGTTGGTGTGGGTGACGGAGTTCCGCGGGTCGCTCAGCGTTGCGCCGGCGTAGAGGTTGGTGGTGGTGAAGGTCCGTGCGCCGGCGGCCTCGCTGCAATCCACCGTCCCGCGGATGTTCATTGTCGTGGCGGTTCCGGTGCTGTCGTAATAAAGCGTGCCGGCGTTGACATTGGCCGTGGTCACGGCGGCCGACCCGCCGTGCCGCAGCGTGCCGCCATTGAGATGCAGCGTCGTCAGGCCGGCGCGGCTGGTCACCGTGCCGCCCATCACGGTCAGGGTGGCGACGGTGGAGGTCTCGTCGCTGAAGTAGGCGACGCCCACTTCGCCGTCGAGAACGGTCAACGTGTTGCTGGCGTTTGTCCCTTTCAGCAGCACGGCCGGAATGCCGCTCTCCGCGCCGCGGCCCGTGGCAACCACCGTGCAGGCCGTCTGATCGGTGGTGAAGTCGAGCTTGATGCGGCCCGAGCCGCTGCCATCCCCAAGGCCAATCGTACAGGTCGTCGGGCCGAGTTGTAGGTACTGCTCGCGGTATTCCGGGTAGCCGCCGCTGTTGGTTTTGGGCAACCCGCAATAGCCGGTGAAGGTCTGGCGGATCGTGAGCGTGGTCGGCTCGACGGACGATTGGGCGAGGCCGTAGTAGATGGAGTTGGAGCCGTCGAGAATCACGTCGTCGTTATCCACCGGCACGGTGGCGGCGGACCAATTGGCGGCCGTGCTCCAGTCGTTCGGACCGCTGTTGGCGGTCGAGGCGGTGCCAGTGGAGCTGGTGGCCCCATCAATCGTCTGGTCGTCGGCCGCGCCGCCGCCCGTCTCGGTGGTGGCGACGGTGCAGGTGAACGGCACGCCGGCCGTGTCGGCGGTCAGCACGAGGGCCGACCCGCTCCGGCTGGCGGTTATCTCGGCGAACTGCGGGTAGTCGCTGGCGCTCAGTGCGTTCCAGGCCGTAACCACGTTATCCACCACGGTATTGGTGGTGGCGCTGCCGGCCACCACCGAGACGGTGACGGTGCCGATGGTCAGCGTCACAATATCCGACGCCTCCCAGGTGCCGCCGAAGGTGTACGATTGCACCTGCGCCACCGCGGGCGCGCCGCCTAGCCATGTTCGCGTCGCCATTGATGGATGCTCCTATCGTCAGCCGAGCATGAATACCGGCTTGATGTCGCCCAGCCAAAAGTTGAAATCAATCTCTTCGTAGCAGTCGAAGTTTCGGTAGACCGGCTCGACTTTGTTTGGATCGCTGGTGTCAAGTTCCATCCCGGAGCCGTCGAGCAGGACGCTTCCGCCGTGCGCCACGCCCTTGCCTTCCCGGACCACGTTGGGCTTCTTGCCGCTGCCAACATCGCCCGCCGAGGCGAACGCGCGCGGCCCCTGGTCAAGAACCTTGACCGGGTTCCAGCCGTTGGAATTGGCGCGGACGGTGTATTCGACTTCCCAATAGTAGTAGCGGGCATCGCCCGCAGCCCACGGCGGGATGGCCGACAAGAGCGGCCGGCGGTCGAAACTGAAGTCCTCGAACAGGAGTTTGCGCTTGCCCCAGTTGCCGAACGCTCGCTGATTCACGCCGCCGATAACGACCTCAATCTTCGTCGGGTTGAACTTCTTATCCGGCACGTCAAGGCCGATTCGCCATACGAAGTCGCGTCGCATCCGCGGCGGCGGCGGCTTGAAGAAATCGCCCGCGGAATTGACAAACGCCTTGCCCTTCAGGTCGTGCAAAAACCACTCATCCACCTTCTCGCATCCGCCACGCACCCGCGTGATTCCCCAATAGCGCTCTTGCGGCGTGGCGTATTCGAGGTCTAGTTCGTAGATCAGCTTGTCGTAGAACTCGACCGCCTGCACCACCTTGCCGCGGAGCCGAATCGAGCGGCCGACGCAGAGGGCCAGCCCGGGCGCGTCCTGGACCTTGATCTGCTGTTTGGCGACGACCTCGGGGCTGTTCAGGACGGCATCTTCGGGCGATTCTTCGCCGCCGGCCGCGTGGTATTCGACCACATAGCGGACCGTCAAAGTCCGGGCCGTGGTGTCGCTCCGGCCGGAGCCGCGGTCGGCCGCCGTCTGGATGGAGTGCAATCGCCCCATCACTCAGCCTCCTGGGGCGTGGTGTTCGCCACGATGGCGGCCAGCAGGTCATTCGTCCGCGCCACGCCGGCCCCCAGGACCGCCTCGACCGACTCCTTGCTGCCGAAGGTCGCGGTCGCGGCCGTGGCGATGCCCATGCCGCCGCTGCGGTCGGCAAACTCCCGGGAGTCGACCTCCTCTTGCCACGCCGCCGTCACATCCGGCGGTCCACCGAAGCCAAGCATAGCCAGAGCGCCGCTGATAATGTTTCCGGCGGAGACGATGCCGCGCCCGAGGACTTCATTCACGCCAATCTTTGCGGTGTCCAGATTGACGGCCCCTTGCGCCCACGCCTTGCGCGATTCTGCGGACATGACCACCGGCGGCGGATTGTTTGCGAGTTCCTTCATCACCGCGTCAACGTCGGCCCCGGCGCGCCCAAACAATTGCATCGCCATTGCGGCTCGCACCGAGTCATCCTCGATGCGATTGAACGCCCCTGCCACTTCCTTCATGGCGTCTGCGCGGGACAGCCGCCCCAGTTCGTTGGCGTCCAGGCCAAGGGAGCGAAATAGCCCCGCGTCCGCGCCTCCCAACTTGGCGCGGCCGATCCGCGCTTGCAGCTTGTGAAAGCTGTCGCCCATCACGCCCACGTCAACGCCGACCTTCTTGGCCGCCTTGTCGAGGCGCTCAAACTCCTCAGTCCCGATGCCCATGCGCTTGGCGGCGTTGACGATCTCCTTCGATTCTTGGGCCGTCTCCTTGGCCCACGCCCACGCATCGCCAGCCAGCTTGCCCGCCTCGTGAATTGCAAAAACGCCGATGCCCACTTTTCCGATTGCGCCAATCTTTCCGCCCGTCAGAACGTCGTCGAGCGCGCCGCGGATATTGCCGGCCCGTGCCCATCCGCCGCCCGACTGCGCCTTCTTGGCATCATCGGCAAACCGCTTCAGTTCCGACTTGGCCGACGAAAGCCCCTGGACAAAGCCGCTGGCGTCGGCCGTGATCTGCGTCGTCAGTCTGCCGGCAACCGCCATCGTCTACGCCCTCCTGCCGCCGCACAGCCGCGCCGCCAGCCGCGCGGCCGAAAGCATCTGTTGGACCGGCTGCACGGCCGCCGGCCCGTCGCCACGCATGAGCGACCGCACAATCGGCATGTAGTCCAGCGGCCGGCACCGCACGCCGTTGCCCGCCGCGACGGCCGCGGTGGTCTGCGCCGCTCTCAGGTCGGCCCGGTATTGGTCTTGCGGGTCCACGTCAAGCCAAGCCTCGTATTCCGCCAGTTCCGCGGCGGTCATCGCCGCAAACATCCGCTCCGGCGAGAGGAACCCGAGCCGCAACGCAAGCCACAGATGTTGCCGGCGGCGCGGGTTCCGCCTCAGTTTTTTCGGGCGGACTCCTGATACTCGCCCAGGCCGTTGAGCCGCTTCGCCGCCGCCGCCACGCGGGCCAGCACGTCGCCTGACTTCCGCCCCAACGCCTCGGCGTCGGCATCCTCAAAGACCCGTTTGCCTTCGGCGTCGGTGAGTGTCAGGACCGCCAGCCGCGCCCAGTAGTTGTCGAGCCTCGGGTTGTCGTCCCGGTCGCTCAGCGACAACGAGAACGCCACCCGCTCGGCGGCCGTCATGGTGCGGACAAACAGCTTGCCGTCGGTCCCAGGCCACTCCGGCGTGGCAATCGCCTCCCGCGGCAGGTCGTCCGCCGCGAGGATGGCATGTTTCAATTGGGTCATCACGTTACCTTCTGGGTCATGGTGATTCGGGTCGTCGTCTTGTCGTCGAGCCCGCCGCCCTCGTCCACCGACACCACCACGGCGTTGGCGAGCGTGCCGAAGTCGTCCGTGTCGGCCCACGTCACGGTCAGGGCGCCGCTATCGCCCGGCACCTTGGCCGTCGTGCCGACGATCTCCACCGTCACGGTCGTCTTGGGGATGCCGGGCTCATGGACCATGTTGGTGTCGGCGCTGCCCGTGACGTCAATCTTCGGACACTCGGCCGTGACCTCGACCGATACCAGCGGCGTAAAGCTGGTCGCGCCCAGCGAAACCGTTGTGCCGTTGAACTTGTCGGCCATTGCAAGAACTCCTTATCAGGCCCGGCTGGGGCCGAACGTGAGTGAGGTCGTCATCGGCCCATTCAGGCTGCCGCTGCGGCGCTTACTGAAGAGCGCGCAGTTGGTAATGCTGTTGGCCTCGCCCGACACCGTGGCAACCACCGTGGCCTTGCTGCCCAACGTGGTCGAGACATCGCCGAGCCCTTCGGCCTCAATGGTGATCTCGGCCAACCCGACTTCCGCCGTGGCGGCCGTATCGTCGCTGTCGGTCGTGTTGATCTCCGACCCGTTGCGGCGGACTGAAAGCCGCGTCAGGCGAAACGGCGCCGAGCCGCCGACCGTCAGGGTAGAACCGTTCCATTTTTCGGCCATGTTTAAAAAACTCCTTACGAAAGCGCGAACCCAACGAGATAGGTCTGCACGCACTGAAACGCGATATAGGTGTCTTCGCCGGAGACGATGGACTCGGCGTCGTCGGCCTCGGTCTCAAGGTGCCAGACGCCGCTGCTGGCGTCGTTCCAGCCGTTCATCGCAACCCGTACCGCGTTGGCCAACGCCTTCGCGCCCGAGTAGCTGGACGCGCTGCACGTCACGTTGATCGTGGCTTGCGCGGTCGTGGCCCCGCCGGTCGAGTCGTTGTAGAACTCGGTCGCCACCCGCTGGTAGACGATATTGGGCAGGGCGTCATCGGCAGCCAAAATCATCGGCCGGATGGCGTCGCCGACCAGCGCAAGCACCGGGGCATCGGCCGCAAGGCGCGCTAACAGTCTTTCTTCGGGGTACGCCACTATGCCGCCTTTCGTCGCAAACGCTCAGTCTGCTTTTCGATCTCTTGGGCCAGTCGGCCTTTCAGCACGGCGGCCATTTCACCCTGGACGCTGGCCGCCGCCGGGCCGACAAACGGATAGCCGGGCACTGCCGACCGCGAGACGCGACCGCCGCCGCGAATCTGCCGGCCAAGAAAGGCATTCCGCTCGCGGAGGTCGAATCGCTTGCCAGGCGCGCCGATGCCAGGGTAGGCCCGCACGCCCTGGTATTCCCACAGAATCTTCTTGATGGTCTCCGTCCGGCCGCGCTTGGGATGGAGCAGTCTGCCGCGCACAGCCACCATGCCATGTTCGGCGAGCCACGCCTTCCCGGCCGCGCTAATCCCGGCCCGGCCGCCGTCGAGCCGCCGCACCGTGCCGCCGTGGACGATCCGGTGGCCGAACTCGACCAGCCAGCCGTAGTAGCCGCCGTCGCGCTCTTCCTGTTTCGCGCCGCTGCCCTTGGTCTGCATCGGGCCGGCCTTGCCCGTCACCATCGGCATGTTGTGATGCGTCAGCACCTTGCTGCCGATGCTTTTCATCAATTCGCCGGTGCGGTCCTTGGCCTTGCGGCGCCGTGCCAGGTTGGCCCGCAGCTTGGCCCGGATCGCCTTCGCGGCGACCCGCATGGCCGCCGCGACGGCCGGCCGCAAAATGGCCTTCACTAGCTTGGCTTCGAGGCCCGCCAACGCGGCGTGCAGTTCGTCGGCCCCCTCCACCGTAATGCGGGTGGCGACGAGGTTGCCGGGCTTCAGCCGCAACTGCGCGGCCCGCATTGCGCCAGGCGCCTGGATCGTTCTGCCGGGAATTACGGCCATACTGTTCAATCCCGTTGGCTGCACAGCAGCGTCAGTTCGGTCTTCTTCGGGTCATGCGTCACGCTCAGCGGGTAGAGGTAGAGGTCGCCCCACTGGAGCCGGCACTGGCTCGTGACGCCGGCGCGGTAACGCATCACGACCCGCAACGTTGCTTCCGGTTGCACCTGGGCCATGCGGAACGCCTCACGGCCGCTCAGGACCATCACCTCGGCCCAGACCGTCGCCACGTCGGTCCAGGTCATGGCCGGCGCGCCGAACGTGTCTTCGACGCCCTCGACCTGCGTCTGGATCGTGACTCGTTCTCGCAGCCGGCCGGCACGCATCGCGTTGCCCTAAATCAAAACGGGCTGGGCGCGGGGACGACGCCCATTGCCGCCGGGGGACGGCTGCCCGTGTGTCGCTTGGCGCGACCGCTCCGCCTCCATCGCGGCGGCGGTCACGTCGCTGGTGATTTCGTGTTCTACCGTGCCCCAGGCCGTTCGGTTGCCGAACGCGAACTCGCCGTAGTGATCGAGACCAACCTTGCTGGTGACGCAGTAACGACCGCCGGCCGCCGCCAGTTCGCGGCTGAAGTACCAATCCTCGGATTCCGTCTCGGCACAGAGCCGGCCGTCGGGCCAGCGGACGATCCGATCCCGCATGGCGAACTTCAGCCGCAGTTCCCCGTTGACCGTCGCGTGGAACCCGGGCCAAGACAGGTCGGCCAGCCAGAGGCCCGTGTTGAACAGCAGCGGCCTGTCTGGCGCGGTAATGCCGGCCGCCACCAGGTCGGCCGTCGTAAAGGTCTCCGGCAGGTCGTTGTGGACCTCGTGGAGCGTGAGCCGGCGGACGTGATAGCGGCTATCGTCGAGGTCCACCGCGCACGAGGTGAGGGCGCGGCCGTCCTTGATCGGCGACACCACCGAGACAAGATGCGAGCCGGTGGCGGCCATTTCGTCCCGCAACACGTCGAGCCATCCCGCATCCGGCATGATGTCGCCGTGGCACATGGCGAAGAGGTCTATCTCGCCTTGCTCCTGCATTTGCAGCGCAGTCGCCCAGGCTATGTTGAACGTCTTGGCCAGCAGGCTCTTGCCGCAAGGGTGATAGAGGCACCGCGCGTCGTAGCGCGTGGTCGCGTTGTGCAAGACCGCCACCGTCCCATCCGCGCGGACGGGATGCGGATAGAGCGTGTGGGCGATGAATACTCGCGGGTTGTCTATCATCATCCCAACTCCATCCCGTGCGCACGGTTGGCCAAGAGCAGCGACTTCGCGGCCCACGGCAACTCAGTAATGCTTGGCGCGTCCACGGTGAACGCCTCGCGGTTCTCCCACCAGTGGCCGATCAAGAGCAGCATGGCCTGCCGAATGCCGGCCGGAACGTCGCTCGGAACGGCGGTTGCGCCCGTCTTGTGGCCGCAGGTGTAGGTGATCGTCACGCTGTTCGGGTGGTCGCGCGGCGTCGGCCACGTCTTGCCGTAGCCCAGTTGCACGCGGCCCGGCTCGGTGGTGGTAATGACCTCGTAATTGCCGGAAGAAAACGTCTGATTTGCGCCGGCGGTGTCAACGTAGACGATGCTCGAAATGGTCAAGAGCGGCGGACGCGGCACCTCGATGAAGTCGTCGTCCGGGAAGGCGTCGAGTTTCAGAACCCAGGTGGCTGGGCAAAGCTGCTTCCAGGTGATCCGCTCAGCCTCTTGGGTCGCCAGGTCAACCAGGCGAATCAGCAGGTCGCGTTCGCCGGCGTCCTGGCAGTCGTAGCGCAGGTGGGCCTCTACGTCCACCAGCGAAAGCGGCTGGATCGTGGGGGCCACGCTGCGGTAGAGGTTCAGCGGAGTCGTCACTTCTTGAACCTCCGCGGCTTAGGCTCGCAGTCGCCGCGCGGCACGTCGGCGACGGCCCGCTCGACCGCCGGCCCCGTCGGCAGCGACTCGGCGTAGTGGCGACGAATCAGCATGTCGGCCACGCCAAGATCGAGTTCCAAAATCGTCCCGGCGGCAAACCGCCGCCAATCGCGGATGAGGCGCACGTGCATTGGCATCCCCTTGTGCAGGTGACGGCCGGCTGGGCAACGCGATAAGTGCTGCCCAGCCGGAGCCGCCGTGGTGGCTACACCCGGATGATCTGGGCCGCGCCGGCCTGCGCCGCCGTCGCCGCCAACGCCTCGCCGCGGTGGAGTTCGATCCACGCGGTGAGGTACGTTCCCGACGAGCCGTTGCCGGCCGTCGCCACGGCCTGCAAGTAGCGCTTCCGCTTCCGCAGGTCGAGCTCGACGATCTGGAACGTGTTGTCGGCCGTGCTGCTCGGCAGGGCCGACGTGCTGCCGGTGATCAGGGCGTCGGTCCCGAAGACCGTGCCGCTGATGTTCGTGTTGGTCGAGTTGTCGTCGCTCTCCTGAAGGTAGAGCGCCGCCATCGCAATGTCGGTCGCGCCCAGGTAGAACACCACGCGCGCCCAGTCGTAGCCCTTGGTGTCCACCACTTGCGACGTGGCGGAAGCGTCGTCGTAGATTGCGGCCGGGTGAATGAGCCCGGCGTATTTCGGAAGGGTCGGAGCCATTGTCAACGTCCTGTGAAACGGGTGATCGGTGAAGCCCCGGGCGTCACGCCGACGCCCGGGGCAGAGGGTCAGTCAGAATCACGAGCCGGGCGTCGAGAGCATGACAACCGCGCCGGCGTTGCTGCTGTCACCCACGTCGTGGCACACGATGTCGAACCGCTCGACGCCACGCATGGCGAGTTGGTCCAACTCGAAATAGCGCTGGTCGCTGACGGCGATCTGGATGCCGCCGCGGTCGCCGAGCGTGACGCCCAGCCGGCAGTCGCCGAAGAACGCCAGACCGTCGGTGCTGGTCTGCGCGGTCAGCGTGCTGTTCATGCACTGGACCCACTCGACCGGGTAGCCCAAGAACATCGTCTTGGGTCCGCCGCCGGCGATCTCGGTGAGGGTCACGCCCCCCACCGCGTCCATCAGGCGTTGCGCGCCGGCGTAGTAGCCGGCCTTGTGCATGAACCAGCGCGGCTGGATGCCGGCAAACTGCGGCAGCTTGCCGACCATGCCCTCGAAGTCGGCCATCGTCAGCGTGCTGAAGGCCGTGTGGCCCGTCGCCGCCGTGACCTTGCCGGCGCTGCCGACGGCCGCAATCAGGCCCACGATCCCGCCGTAGGTCGAGGCGCCCGTGCCCAAGAACAGGCACTGGTCCTCCTTGACGGCGAAGGCGTAGGCGATCTCGTCGGCGATGATGTCGGCCATGCTGACCACGGCATCGGCCGCGAGTTCGGCTGAATACTTGGTCAGCACGCCCAGCTTGCGGGCCGTCAACGTCACCGCGTTCCAGGCCGGATCGCTGGACGTGAGCTCGGCGTTGTCCGCGGTGAAGTAGGCCGTGACGCCGCCCGTGCGCCGCGGCGCCTGTGAGGTGTCGCTGCCCATCGGGTAGACGCGGCAGACCCGCCGGGCCGTGCCGTATTCCTCCCGCAGCTTGATGATCGCCCGCTCGAACTCGGGAATCGACAAGAAGCCGCCGCCGGGGTTGCTGACGGTCGAGAGGGCGCGCATCTCGATGCCGTTCTCGCCGCACCACTGCGCCGCGGGGGCGTGGCGGTAGAGCGTGGCGGCGAGCCACTGGCCGCAACGGTACGCCTCGGCCCGGCCGTCGGGCGAGTTCTCAAACGCCCGCAGCCGGCCGGCGCGTTGGGCCAACTCGGGCCGGGGTGGCGGCGGCGGCACTTCGCCGGCGCGGACCTGCGGCGCGGGCACAACCGGCGGCGGGGCCGCCGGAGGCGCGACCAGGCCCTCGAACGCCTGCCGCGCCTTGATCTCCTCGTCGAGCGTGCCGACCTTCGCCGGCAGGGCCGCGCGTTCGGCCTTCTCGTCGGCGGTCAGGCCGTCGGCCGTGTCCGCCTTCTCGTTGAGCGTCTTGAAACGCTCGATGAGCGTGGAACGCTCATCACGCAACTGTTGGGTCGTTTTCATCTCGCCGCTCCGTCGCCGGCCAGGCAACGGGCAGCGCATGAAAAAACGGCGGCCGACTGGCCGGCGTGTGATGGAAGTTGACAACACACGCCGACGAATCGGCCGCCGTAAACGGAGGCGTCTTTCGTCCTACGGGCAACCGGCGATGGCGTAAACGCCGCGCCGGCCGCTTGGGTTCAGATTGTGACTACAGTATGGGGGCTTTCGCGCCGATTGTCAACGCTGATTCGCCAGCCGAAAATACTCCTGCCAGGCCGCGGCGTTCTCCCGCTCCTTGGCGCGGGCGGCCCGCCATGCCAACAGTTCTGCCGGCGGGGCCTCATCGGGCATCCGGCCGTAGCGCAGCACGCCCGCGCTGGTGGCCTCGTAGGCCGGGAACGTGACCGGCCCCACGTCAAAGAGTTCCACGTCCTTGACGATCCGCAGTTGGCGGTTCGGTTCGTTGACGCGCTCTTCGGCCAGGACGGTAAACGAAAAGCTACTGCCCGTGATGTCGCCGCGGCCAATCGAGGCCGCCAGGTCGCGGCCGACCGCCGTATCGGGCACCGCAATCTCGTAGCGGAGGCCCACGTCGTCGGTCGTCAGACGCAGCGTGCCGGCCGCGGTGCGGCCGAGGATGTTGTCGGGCGCGTGGTTGAAAAGCGCCCGCACGTCGTCGGGCCGGGCCAGCGCGGACGCGAAGGCGTTGCGGTCAATCCGCTCCACCAGGTCGTCCCAAATCAGGTATTCGGTCCCCGCGTCGCCGGCGCGGTAGAACACGGCCGCGTAGCCCACAATCTTCTGCGGCGCATCGCCGTCGGCCGCCCGGAGTTCGCACCGGCCGGCATGGGTCACTCGCCGCTGGACTTGTTGGGTTGCGTTCATGGCAGTCGCCTCCATACGGTCAGGTTGCGGCGGTGCCAACCGCGGAACGCGGCGGCACGCAACCTGTCTCGGTGTTTCTTTTCACGCTCAAAGCCGCGGCCCAGCATGGCCTCGGCGACGTAGTCGGCCGGTCTTTCGTTGACGTGACCGTGGCCGCCCTGGTCTGGCGCGGCCCAACTCAGCACGAGCCACCGCCCGCAGTGACGGTCAAGGTTGTCGAGTGCCAGCGATTCCATCGCGCCGGGAATATGCTCCAAGACCTCCAGGCACACCACCACATCGAACGCGCGGCCCAGCCAGTGCCGTTCGGTCAGGTCCAAGACGCCGCATGAGCCGCCGGTCAGTTCGGCCGTGTGCGGGTTGCCGTCGTAGCCGCGGGCGTCAATGCCTGCCAGCCGCATGGCGGCGACGTAGGTTCCAAGCCCGCAGCCAAAGTCCACCACGCTCAGGCCGCGGCAGAACTCCACCAGCGCGGGCTCTAATCCTTCGTCATGGCGGTGCGGCAGGTCCGCGCCGTCGAGCCAATAGCCGTGTTGGTGGATGGCCGTCATGGGCAAAGGATGTCGGCGAGCCGGTGGCCCGCAGTGGATTCGAGGTTGGCGAAGATCGGCTCGGCGCGGAGTGTAACCTCTTCGTCGGTTCGGCACTGGCCGCAGAGTTCCAGCAGTTCTTGCCGCAACTCAACCACCAGGGCCGCGACGCAGGCCGTGGCGGCACGTTCCGCCGCGGCGTTGTCAGCGGCCGTCAGGTTGGCAATCGGGACACAATCCGTCAGCAGTTGCACGTCGTAGCCGCGCATCGCGGACAACCAGTCCATGAGCCGCTTACTGTCTTTGGATTCCCGCCGGCCCTTGGTCGCTAGTCGCATACCCCAGCGCCGACCGGCTTCGGTGGCCAGCTTGCGGGCGGCGGCGCGGCGGCGTGCCGTGGTGTCGTCCGCTTCGGCCTTCGGCGGCTCGGGTTTCGGATCGGGCGCCGGCTCTGCGCCTAGGACGGTTGTGTTGAGCGGAATGCGATACGTCGCCCCGAGACCGTCGGGAACTTCCGGCCGGTTCAGCATAGCCCGCGCCTCGTCGAGCGTCACCATCCCAACGCTTAGATCGTCGCGCAATACGGCGTGCTCCGTTTGCGTGTCGGTCGAAATCACCGCCGCCCGCAGGAACTCGACGAGATGCGAGTCGTTCTGCTGTTCTTCCACGCTCAGCAGCTTATCCCAACATTCCTCCTCCCATGCCACGAACCACTGGTCAAGACAGTCCTGTAGATAAGCGCGGTTTTCCTGTTCGATGCTCGCGTAGCTGGTGCGGGTCGTATCGCCCAGCTTGTGGGGCGGAATGCCGGTCCAGGCCGAGACTTCGCGGATCTGAAACTCGCGGGTCGCAAGGAACTCGGCCTGCTCGTTGTTCACCGCGAACGCCTGGGCATCGCCTCCTTCTTCGAGCACGGCCACGCGGTGCGCGTTGTCGCCGCTGTGGGCCTGCGTCCACGAATCGCCGATCCGCTTGATGGCCTCGACGCCCAGCGTGCCGGGAAACTTCAGGATCAAGTTGGGCTGGGCCTGGTTCTTGAAAAACAGCGACCCGTACTTGTGGGTCGCCAGCCCAAGGCCGATGGTTTCCTTGGCCTTATCGATCAAGCCGACCCCCCGCATCCCGTCGGGCGCAAACCATTTTAGGTGCAGGATGTTCTCGGGCTGGTAACGGTAGAGCGCGCCGTCAATCGTGGAGGCGTAGTAGTAACGCTCCGCGCCGTCCTTGCTCTCGACAACCGGCGTGGTGGCGGCGGGCGGCAGTATTTCCAGCCGCTCCGGTTCGCCGCCCGGCAGCCGCAGAATCACCGCGTAGGCGTTGCCGTGCAGGAGTGCCTGCCCAGTCATCGTCTGCCGGAACGTGTGGGCGGTGTAGTGCGGCGACGGCCGGCGGCGCAAGAGCCGGTAGGCCGGGTGCTCGGCGGCCCGTTCCTTGCCGTTGCCGGCAGTGCGGCGGTAGAGATACAGCGGAACCTTGGCGCAGTCGCCGGCAATCAGCGTCACTGCCCGCCAGAGCGGCGCATAGCCCAGCGCGCTCGACTCGTTGACCGCGATCCCGCTGTTGGCCCGCGTGCCGCCCGAGACCCAATCCACGAACCAACGACTGGGATTGCTGGCGGTGCTTCGGCGTTGAATCCAGTCCGCAACGCGGTCAACGATCATGGCGGCGTCTCCGGGAAGTGGCTTGCAGCAACGTCGCAACGCACAGCACCACGCCGCCGAACAGCCAGGCGGCCGGTTGCCACGCGCACCACAGGCCGACGCCTACCAGCGCCAGGCCCGCACAGAACACTGCGTCGCTCGCAATCCGTTTCATACGAATACCAGTCCCCGTGTCGCGTACACGCTTGTCTTGCTGGCCCCCAGCACGCCTGCCAACGCCATGATGGCGGCCACGATGCCGTCAATCTTCTGCGGCGAGTTCTCCTTCGCCTTCACGGGCCGGATGTTGCCGCTGGCGTCGGTGAAGACCTCGACGTTGTCCGCGCACCAGGTCAGCACGGGATGCCCGCCGTGCTCGAAAAGACCCTCGCGGACCAATCTGCCGAACTCCTTGGTAGGCTCGTTGAACTGGGCCAACGACTGGCGAAACTCGACCATCGCCACGCCTTGATTCTCCAATCGCGTCCGGGTCGCGTTGGCGTTCCACGGGTCGTAGTGGCAGGTCTCGATCTGCCATCGCGTATGGTCGGCGACGATCTGCGCCTCGACGGCCTCGTAATCCACCGACGCGCCCGGCGTCAGTTCCACGGCCCCGCTCCGCTGCCAGGCCGACCACGGGATACCGTGTTTGCGTTCCGATTCTTTCGCGGTCTCTGCCGGAACCCAGAACCGCGGCAGCAGCGCGTAGCGTCCGCCTTCCAGCGGAAAGCAGAGCACGAATGCCGTCAGGTCGTATTTGCTCGAGAGGTCGAGCCCGCCGCCGCAACGGGCCTGCGCCGGCAGGCAGTCGGCCAGTGCGCGCCAATCGTCCGCGCCGCGGCAGGCCGCCCACCGCTCATGGTCGAGCCAGCGCGTACGCTGTTTCGTCACCACGTTCAGATGCAGCCGCAAGAACTCGTTCAGTCGGGCAGGTTCCTGCGCGACGGCGGCCACTTCGCGGCGCAGGTAGTCGGCCGAGACCGACACCCCAAGGTTCGGGTTCGCGGCGGCCCATACCGCCTCGTCCCGCCAGTCGGCCTCCACGCTCGATTCCCAACTCGCTGGCAGGAATGCCGGGTCAGGGAACGTCCCGTCGCGTACCGCCTGCGCGTGCTTGTGAACCTCATTGCAAATGCTCTCCCGCTCGTAATCGGCCGTGGTGAGGTAGATCGTCAGCGGTTGGGCGCGGTTCTGGCTCGCCATGCCGGTTCGCAGCGTGTCAATCAGTTCGCGGCTGGGTTGCGTGTGCAACTCGTCCACGATGATGAGGTGGGGGTTCTGGCCGTGCTGCGCCGCGCCGTCGGCCGAAATGATTTTGATGGACGAGCCCTCGTATTCCGGCTTCTTCACGATGGACTTGCTCTGCCCGGCCGCGGCCGTGCCGCCGTAGACGCGGCAACGCTTCGACAAGATCGGCTGCCGCTCCACCATGCCGCGCAGTTGGCGGAACAACATGCCGGCCTGTTCGCGCGTGCTGGCCGCGATGTAGTTCTGCTGACCGGCCTCCGGGTCGCAGAACAGGACATAGGCCGCGATGCCGGCAGCGAGCGGCGTTTTGCCGTTCTTCCGCGGGACGTAAAGCAGACACTCGCGGTAGCGGCGGACGGTTCGGCCGCGGCCGTCCTTCCGCTGCCAGCCAAACAGGTTGGCGATGAGCGACTGCTGCCACGGCTCCAACCGAAACGGCTGGCCGGCCAGTTCGCCCTCGACGTGCCGCAGCACCTCGGGAAAGAACTCGCAGGCCCGCTGCGCGGCGGCGGGGTCGAAGAAGCAATCGGGCGTCGCCGTGGCGAACGGATCGTACCCCGGCAACAGCCGGAGCACGGCGTCCCAATCAGTCGCGGTCGTTGTGGTTCCCTTCGCCACCATCTACGGCACCACCTTAAAGAACTTGGCTTCGGCCTGGTCGGCCTCGGTCGGTTGTTCCACCACCAGACGCGCCCGGGCCGACGGGTTCAGCCCGAAGCGGTCTTCCATCGCTCGCAACTCAGCGGCGATTGCCGTCAGCAGCCGTGCGGCCGGGTTCGGCCGGCTGACGGTGTTCTCGCCGCTCGCCTCCAGAATCGTCAGCCCCTCGCGGTTCACCTGCTCGTTGCACCGCCGCCAGTGAAGCAGCAGGCACGCATAGCGGGCCACCGCGTCTACGTCCGCCGCGGTGCCGACGCGGCACTGACCCAGCAGCGCCGCCACGCGGCGGTAGCATGACCGCTCGCCGGCCGTCAGGTAGTCGGGGGCCGCGGGGAGCGGGTCCGCGGGCCGCGGCTCGCCCGCCTTGCCGCGCGCCTTGGCGCGCCAGCTACCGCGCGCGGCGAGCAACGCCGTCGGCGTCGGTTGTGGTCCCTTTCCGGCCATCTTACCTATCTTTCAATTCGCCCCAGACCCGTGAAAAAACACGGGATCG